GCCTGCAAGAGTTCCGATGACCGTCGCCGCAGGCGTCCCCGGCGGAAAGGTCGTATTAGTTTGGCCGTTGTTGAACGCATAGCCGCCGTCAAAACTTTCAATCGTCGTGATAAAGTTGACGCCTTCACGAACTGAGAACGCTTGCGTAATACTCCCTGAAAACGCTAAAGGCAAATTCGACCCGTAACCGGCAAAGAACGTCACGGGCCGATAGTCCCCCGTGTCCATGATGTTGAACAAAAGTTGGCTTCGGTTGTTGGCTGATAAATTGTAAATACGAAGTGCGCAAACATTCGCCGACGTGAGCGTGTTTCGGGTGATGTCGAATTCGACCGTAAACGGCGGCTCAATCGTGAGCGTGTTTCCGTTTGCCGTTCCAATATTTAAAATATAATTACGGTTGAACTTTAACATTAAGGTGCCCTTACCCCCGCTTGCAGGTAAGCCCAATACGCGGCGACTTCGGCTTGACTTAAGAGGTAAAGATTCGCGGCCCCGCTCACGAAGTCTTGAAGCTGCGTCGGTTCCCGATTGCCCGCAACGAAACAGCCAAGGCCGAACGGGAGCGAGTTCCGCCATTGATTGAGCATATTCGGATTGCCCGTTATTTGCACGCCCTGCAAAGTAAACGAACCATAAGTCAGCGACAAAATGAACCAAGCATATTGTTGAGCCGCAAACGAAATGGTGAGGTTAGCTTGTTGTCCGCTCGGTAAAATGAGCGTTTGCGTTTGGGTCGGATTGGCGGTGAGGTTACTTATGATGTTCATTTAAACCGTCCCGAGCTGCGAGGTTAGGCTCGCGCTTGCCGGGGGCGCAAATGACCCGAGGTTGGTTACGCCTGCGGCCTGTTGAGCCGCCCGGCCTTGAAGGTTGTTCCCGATAAGAGTCGACGTTGTCGATTGAGCAATTCGGATTTGCTTAAAAGACATTTCGAAAGTCGTGATAAAGGCTTGGTCGGCGTCTTGGATTGGCCGCATTGACTGAATCGCCATATTTTGGAAAACCGCCCACGGAGTTTGAACCGTGAAGAGCGTCCTTAAGTTCCAAAAACCATAGAGCTGTTGAAAGGCGAGTTGTTGCTTACTCTGATTTGGTAAACCGTTAAATTGATACTCGAAAGTACCTTTGCCGGTGATGACCGATTCGCCGCCGGTTCCGTTGATCGACGACCATGCGGCAACAGCCGAATTAACCGCGTTTTGCGCAGTTTGGTAAAGCGCAAATGCCGTATTGTACGCCAAGAGCGCCGATACCGACAGTGCAGGCGTATAAGCCGAAACGAGCGTTAGCTTGTTGGCGAGGGCCTTGACCGGGGCGAGTGCCGGGGGCGCGATGTCGTTTAACTCACCAATAAAGCCCTGCGTTCGAATGATCGGCGGTTTGATCGAAATTTGGTCTTGGAGTGCGGTATTGTCTTCGATGTAGTGGTCGGTAATGTCGCTTTGTAAGTCGACACTTTGTTCGCCTTCGAAGTTGAAAAGAAACGCCGGGGGCTGTTGCGCGGTCGAGGGCGTACCGTCCGCGTTGGGCGCGTTTTGCGGTTGGTACCCGATAGTCGATTGCGGGCTGACTAGAACCAAATTCGAAAGTGCTGTTGCCGTCGTCATGACCGGCGTAAGCGGCGCTAGGCTTGACGTTGTAAGACCTGCCATTTACGGCCCCTGTCTTTGAGCGGGACGTTGCCGGTAAGCCTGTTTGATCGAGGCCTTGTGAGTGTCCCCGACGGCTTGCGTGTCTTTGGCGTCCCCAATATGGGTTATAGTTTGATGCACGGTATGCGAAGAGACGGGCGCTTTAGGGGCGTCTATCATGCTCGGCGCAATGGCGTGCCCAAGGTCTTTCCAGTGACTTGACACTTTAAAACCCCGTGGAATAGCGTGCTCGATTTGCCCCTCGACTCTTTGGTCGGCAATCCAACCGGCGAGCATTTGCACGGGGTTTTCTTTGAGCTTGCCGTCTTTGGTCATGGCCGAATTTTCATCGTCTTTACCCCGGCCCATGAGTTCCATGAGCTTGTCGACGCCTGTACCGATGCCGTCAAAGATGATGCCCCAACCTTTAAAAATTTCGTCTATGACTTCAAATAGTTTCAGTTTACTTGAGAGTTTCTCAAACGTTTCGACTAGTTTAAAAACTTCCGTGACCATTTTCGAAATGTCGCCGACGAGGGCTTGCCCATGGCGCGCATTGAAATGCCCGAAAGCCATTTGGATCTTTTGGCCGAGGTTCGCCCAAGCAATATTGGATTTGTCGAGCGAGGCGAGTTCTTTGTCGGAATAGGTGGGCGCCTTCCCGAACATTTCAGGCGTGAACATGTTTCGTCTCATCGCGGCCATAGTGCCCTCACTAAGACCGAAGCTCTTGCCGACCATGCCCGCCATTTCAGGCGTCATGCGCTGCATACCTTCTTGAAGTTTCGTCATCATATAAAACGTGTCTTTGTACTTGGTGGGGTCTAGCCCACCAACAGCTTTCGATAAAAGAGCGATGCCTTCGGGTGCGCCTTTGCCGAGTAACATATTTGTCATTGAATTGCGAACGGACATGACCGAGCCGTCAAGCTCTTGGGCGCTAACGCCCGCTTGGCGCGCGGCAAACTCCCACTTTTGCAGGTCTTGTGCCGACTTGCCCGTGAGTGCGGTAAAGTTGGTCATGCTTGTACCGGCTGCGCCCGAAATCGCCATCATTCTTTCGAGGCCGTACATCGCGCCAATAATGGCCGCTTTCGCTTCGAGCGAGGTTGACCCAAGCTCGCCCATGCCTTTTTTGATTGAGCCAAGAGCGCCGACTGTTTTCTCGGCGCCCTTAATACCTAAATTGACAAATAATTCGGCTATATTCATGACTTGTTCAACTCCAAATAAGTTCGCTCGTAGTCGGCTTGGAACTCTTCAAAGTTCAAGGCCTGCAAAACCGTCCGGGCATCGAATTCGCGTACCTCGTTTAACGACCCGTACCCGGCGCGGCTTAGTCGAAGTTGAATCAACAAAACATCGTTTACGGCCTCTACGCTAGGAAGGGCGCTAGTACCTCGAACAGCGTTTTGAACTCTACATAGAGGCCGTTCAAAAAAGGGCCGCACGTTTCCTGTACTACCAACATGCAAACCTCTACATAGTCGGCTCGCGCTTCCGTTGGCTCAAACGTATCTTTGTCGATTTTCAACTCGCCGCGCTTATCACAATACTGACAACGCCTAAAAACATTCCAAAGTTCCTTTTTAACCGCCGGGCTAGAAAACCCGATTGCAAAAAGGTCTTTGAACACTTCCGCCATTTCGCCCTTAATAAATTTAAGGCCTTTCGATTCAGCCATAAGCGCATTAAAGAGCGCCTCGGCCTCGTCGAAAGGTACGTTGTTGACTCGCAAAACGGCGTTTCCGCTCCGAAGTTTGAACTCTTTAGGCGCGCCCATTAGGTGATGACCCTAACCGCACTCGCGAACTTGATTGAGTACATCGCAATGGACTGCTCGGTTTCGCCTTCGACGTTTGATTTTCCTTCGGGTATTTTCTCGAAAATACCGCCCGCCAAAATGTACGTGTCCGACGTCACGTTTCCCGCACCGTCACCAAGTTTCTTGATGAAAGTGCCCGTCAATAGAACCGTCGACGGGAAAGTTGCCGCGCTGTTTTGTTGATTGAGCAAGTTCATTAAAAACTTGTCGTCGTTGCCGCCTCGAATGATTCGAAGTTTAGCTTCGGCTTGTACGCCCGAAGCGTTGAACCCGAAAATCGCGTTTCCGCTCTTGCCGGTCTTTACGTTCGCAATCGCATTCGGAAAGGTCAGCTCAACACAATTGCCGTCGGCGAAGTCCGCCAACGCTTGATTGTTGATAGTGACCGTGTCCGAACCTGATAAAGCTAGTTTTGCCATGTTTCAAGTCCCTTTCTTAAGCGTTGATGAAAACAATTACCGACGAGCTTTGAATCGCACCGGCTTGCTTCGCGGCTATTTGGCAAAGTGGAGCTTGCCGAGCGGCCCGATTCGCTGCGGATTGCAGCGCCACGGGCGACGAGTAAATATAGTACCCGCGTTGCAAGATGTTGTTGAGAAAGTCCTGTTGAACCCCGAAGGTCGTCGAACTCGTCCACTTGCCCGGCGCGAGGTACTGATTCGCGACCCCTTGCTCGCAAACTCCCCGGTAAGCGGTCTTTAAACCGTCCATGCCCGCCTCGGTTTGCGGAATCTTGGTGTTTGACTGCGCCAAGTAATTAAACCCGGCAACTTGAAGGGCTTGCACGAACCAACACAAGTTAAAGACGGAATCGAAATAACTGTTCGTACCCGAGCAAAACACTTTCGCAACGCCTTGCAAACTCGGATAAGTGTCGGCACCGGCTGCAACGGCTTGGTTAAGTAACGTTTGGGTCATAGTCGGGTCAGCGGGCACGGTCACGAGCGTTTTTAGATGCATCGTTTGAGTCGTGTTGCTCCCGCTGAAATTCGTCGAAAGCGCAAGCCCCGCGTAAGCGCCCATATACAAAAAGGCGTTGTAACCCGCGATTCCCGAAACGGTCGTCGAATCACCATAGTAAAGGGCTCGCATGTTGTTGTCCGCAGCCGAACGAATCAAATCGAGCATTCCGCCGGGCGCCGTGTCCGACGAGTTGTTGCTTACAACAAATCCGATTTGCGCGTTGTTGAGGGCTTGAATGTTCGCAGCCGCCGCGAGCACGTCGGTTTGCCCAATCGTGTCGGCCAATTCGTTGACCATGGCGCCGCAATAAGAGACGAGGCCGTTTGTACGAGTTAAGGCCGTCGTCCACGACTCGCCCGCCGTCACAACCGCGTCGGTGATAGTGATTGAAGCGTTCAAAGTGTTAGTCGTCGTTCCGAGCGCAAGGGCCGTTCCGTAAATACCAAACATCCAAATCGTGAGCACTGTTCCAGAAATGGAGCCCGTGACCTGTACTTGACTTAAACCCGCAACGGCTTGCAAGGCCGTTTGAATCGCAGTCGGCGAAGCGTTCCATTGAATGAGCCCGGAAGTGTTCGAGTTGTAAGTCACCGCGAACGAACCCGACGCGGGAGCCGCCGAGAAAGTAAGCGTTTGCTTTGCCGTCGCAAACGGAATGATGATCAACTCGCCGTTGGCGTTAAGCATATTTGGTTGTTGCGCGAAAATCGAATTCGCAAGAATCGCCGTTTTCGAAGAGGTCCCGAAGTCGACGCCCACTTGGGTCGGGCTAAGATACTGCGCAAAACCTGCGGCGCCGCCGGACCAACCCGCGTTGGTGACGGTCGGAGTAACAACGATTGCGACCGAACCCGCAGTTTGCAGCGTGTTTGACGTAACCGTGCAAGTCAGGATTGGCCCAAGAGTTCCCGGCTGCGAAATCACAAGACTTGTTGCGATTGTACCCGTGACCGCAACGTTCGTCATACCCGTAACCGCTATGATGTCGGCGGTAATTGTGGCAATCGTCGCATTCCAAGCAATTGAGCTTGTTGCAACACCATTGAAGTTAAGCACGAAGTTTCCGCTTGCAGCGACGCCGCTGAAAGTGAGCGTCGTAATTGCGGCTTGCGGTTGGTCATCGGTAAAGAGGGCCAAGTTCGCCGTGTTGAACGCATTGACCCCGGCTTGAACGGTCGCCGCTGAGATATTGATGACGTTTGTTATGGGAAGGTTCGCCATTTTTAGTTCTCCTTAACTTTGTACATAGTTGACCGTCGGTTCCGTTGACGGGGTCATGTAACCGACGGATTGTGTTTTGGTGTAAAAATATTGCATGACAACTGAAATCGCAAAACGATACGGAATCGCGGCCCCGTCTTGCATTGACAGGTTGTTGAACTGCGCGCCCGGCGGAATCTTACCGATAAAAAATGAATTCGCATTTTGTTGTTGCTCGGCGTAGTCCGAATTGAGCGCCATAAGCACGGCCTCTTTTTGGCGTACTGCGGTCATGTCGCGCGAAATGATGTCGAGCTGCAAAGTAGCCGCCGCGTTGACCGACTGATTCGAATTTGAATTGCTTCCCGAACCGTCAAACGTTTTCGTGTTCCCGAATATTTTGACCGACAAAACACTCACCGCGACAAACAGCCCGCTATCAGTTGGCTCTTGAATCTTTTGGTCCCACAAGTAGACCCGGCCAACCGCAAGGCCTAGTTGATTTTGGATGATGTCGCACAAGAGCAACAACGGGTCGCCGACGAACATTTGGGCTTGAGCGGTCAAAGGCGTTGAGGCCGAATCACTCACCAAGATTGTGTCGAAGAGTTGCGCCGGGTTGGTCGGTACCACCGCAGGCGCCGTGTAGAGCCCCGTTGAGCTTCCGATTGAGCCGCCCGCACCCCCGGCGCGAACAGACCACGTATAGGGCGCGGTACCGCCCGAGACGCCAAAACTCGACGTTATGTTGGGTCCGACGGCGGTAAGCGTTTGCGATACACTTAGGCTCACGGACCCGCCCCGGTCCAGTCTTGGACTAGATGGTATTCCATGTAGCCGTAAAGGGCATAGTCTTTACGGCCCATGACCCGCGTTTGCACGCCTTCCCAAACGATGATGTCGTCGACGTTGAGCGAAAGCGAAGGGTCCGCATAGAGTAAGAACCAAGTCCAAGCCCGCTGACCTTCGGGTTTTAAGAAAAGTTGCCGCTCGGTAAAGGGCTGTATCATTCCGCGAAACGTGATCGGCGTTGCGCTTTCTTTGACCTGAAAGCCGACGGTTGTCTTAGTGACTTGCTCGAAGGTCATCGGCTCGTAATAGTCTTGCATCGCGCCCGAGACATCGGGAAGCGTGCCCGGTTTATCAAACAGCGGGCGGTTTGCAGCATTGGCGACAGTGAAATTACGAGCCATTACTTGACCTCACTCGTAATGCTGTTTCGGAGTTGTTGCGTATCAACTAAAATCTGACCCGTGTTGCTTTGATACCCCTTTGACCATTTTGCCCATTTACCATACCCGCCCGTATCAAATGCCCCGCTAACAATATTTAGAGCAACGACGGCGATTCGCTCAAGCCACGGAACAAGCGACGCCTCTTTGACGACTTTTTTCATTTGATCGGGAGTGAAAGCGCCCTTACTTTCGAGTTCCTTTTGCAAGTTTTCGGCAAGCGGAACGCGCAAGAAAGAGCGTTGAGGCATTTTATCGGTACCAAATTCATGAAGCGCGCCGACTGCGGCGTTTGTCGTAACACTAAAAGAACCTTTAGGGGCTTTACCCTTAGTCGCGTTGACGGAGCGCCCGCCTTGGATAGGCGTTTGATTGCGAACGGTCTTACCGCCCAAAATGCCGACTCGAACGCGGCTCATGTTATTTTTGAGCGCCTTCAAGATTCCGTCGAGGTTTTTGGTGTCGAACTCTAAGTCATCGCTCAAGGTTGACCCCCGCTTCCGGGTACCGTGAACATTGCGCCCGCGAGTTGCGGCCAAACAAGATTCATGTATTGAGCACCATAGTTTGTTTTGTAATAAGCCATTAACTCGGGATTTTGCTTAACCCGCTCGGGTATTTCGAAGCCTTCGCTTACGGCTGCGACTGACTTATTGTTTTGAGCCCAATTCCATTGGCCGTTGAGCCCTTGAGACGCGGCCCTTAAATTCAAGACGAGAAAATGTGCGGCCAACAAGAGATAAGCGAAAGTGTAGCTCGCTTGGTCGCCCCACAAGTTCGGATTGATCGAAATATTCGTTTGCACGAAAGCGTTTGCGATGTCTTGAGCTAAGACCGAAACGTTCGGGTCTGTTCCATACGGGAAGTCACGAAAGAACTGACCTTGAAAATCGCTTACGCCCGGATTGTTGAAAGCCACCTATTTGCACCCCATTAACAAAACGCCCAAGGTAAAGACCCCTTGGGCGTTGGTTTAACGCTGACAAGGGTTAAATTAATAACCCATGTACAGAGTTTCGAGCGGACGATAAGCAAGAACGCCCGTGAACTGACCATAGCCTGCGTTTTGGAACATGAAATTGTCCAAGCTGTTCGCGCGTGTTGGTGTATAGTCCAAGGGTACGTCCATGCGAATCGACTCTTCGTCGTAGTTGTGCAAGACGTACTGCGCGGTATTCGCGCCCGTTGCCAAGGCGCCCCCTGCGTTTGCGACATCGCAATAGGCAAGAGGTAAGATTTTAAAATTCTTGTTCCGGCAAATCACTTTGAAGCCGTCTTCTAAGAGTTCCAAAATCGTTTTGATCGGGTACGTGGATGACGCTTGCGCGGCCATGCCGTTGTAGTCCGATTCCGGTACCGTGAAGTGAGTCGGGAACGCGGTGTAATTGCAGTTTTTGCGATAGGCTGCAACTGCGCCTTGTTGGAACGTCGACAACTGCGTCGGGGTCATGCCCGACAACGGCGCCGTGATAAGCGTCGTGTTGAACGTGATTCCGGCTTGGTTCAAAAGTCCCAAGCACTGACCGCCCGCTGCGTTTTGCCCGCGAGCGCCCAAGAAAGTCACGCGCTGAATGCCTAAGTCCCAATTGCGTTTGCGAGTTTTCTCTTTCGCAGTCACCAAGTCCCAGTTGCCCGAGGCCGCCGCTTGTTGCAAATCAAAGATCGACCAACCGACGTTTTTCAGCCAGTTGTTGACCTTGATGTTCAAAGCGTCCACGCCTGCGTCACCGATGCTCGCACGGGTATTGTTGCCGCCCGTGTTGATGATACCCGACTCGAAAATGTCCGCGATGTCGAACGACCGATAAGTCGTAAGGTTTGAAGACCAAGTTCCCTCGCCCACTTTTATCGGAACGTAGTCCGCAGGCGCAATCTCGTAGAGTTTCATCATTGAGACTTTTTTCACAATCGTCGTCAACGTTGTGATGGGGACCTCGTAACCGAGGGCGTTTCTCAACGCCGCCCCGTAACGGTCATTGACCTGTCGTTGCGTCCATTCCGCGTGATAACGTTCCAATTCGTTGAGCACAATTGGTTCGCCTTTGGCGTTGCAAATCCGGGTCGGTTTCATCTTGCGTAATTGAAATGCCATAGTAGAGATTTCCTTTCTTTCTCTTAAGTTACGCCGTGGCGTAAGCAACGTTGGGGACCAATAAGACACGAATCAAGGTCGCAGCCGCAGCCGCACCGTCTAACGCCGTACCCATAAAGGTCGCGGTGTTCCCGGTCGCTTGCACGCCGCCCGGTGAGGTTACGTCGACACATACCTCGTTACCTTGCGTGATTGCTCCCGTTGCGTAGAACCACATGACAGTACCCCACATCGCGATTTCGCAATTTTGGCCCGCGCCGTAAGAAATGTCTTTGATGTTGAACTTGATTGCTCCGATTGCCTTGTCATTGTTGGCCGTAACGCCAACGACTTTCGGAACGCCACCGTTATTATTGGTGACGAGCTTCACGAACTGACCGGGGTAAAAGAGCGTTGTACCCGCCGACACGTCGATTTGAGCGGCCATGACGTTGGTCGTTCCGACGGTCATGTCGATGACGCCAACGAAAGGCACTTGCGCAAATTGGTTTTGCGATAAAACCGGCGCCGTGGTCGTGATTGCAATTTGCGAAGTGGACGCCAAAGAAGCCGTCGAATCAGCCGACACCAATTCGTAGTAATATTTGGTGTTCGGAATCAGGCCGGAATCGTTGAGCGTCAACGATGTCGCGCCCGAAACGCTGTTGCCCGAGCCGGGAGTGAACCCGGATGTCGTCGACCTATACCATTGATAGGTTACGGGAGCGACACCGCCCGTTGAGGCCGAGCCTAAAACGGTAATGGTCGTTGATGCTGTTGCGACCTGTGATAAAGAGCCCGCTGTAATAGTCATTTTTTATTTCCCTTTCTTTC